ACCAAGATCAACCTCAGCAAGCCCGTCCATATCTAAGTACACACCATCTGGAACTACACGTGATATTACTTGTTGTAGTTTTAAATGTGTTAATTGAATCATATCTGCAAAACCTACACATTTACTAACAATAGATTCTATTCTACCTTTGTAAATTCTAGGTGCACAAATAGCATAATTCATTTTTACTTTAGTAGTATCAGCTAATGGTCTAGACATGTTTTCAGCTAGTTCCCACTTCAACATTGTGTTAGTTCCTAGCACCTTAGCACCACTATATAAAACCTCTATAGATCTTGATACTCTTTCAAAGTTATCATTTTCTGGTGGATTAAATGTATCTGGCTTTTCAATAGCTTTCATTAATCCTTGATCTGTTTGTTTTATTTTAAACACTTGGTTGTGATATGTTTTATAATCAAAATATAAAACTTGTACTGTGTTAGCATCGTAATCACCCCAACCTGTAATATAAGATTTATTACCAGGCATTGCTTGTATTTTCTTTAACTCTTCTTCAGTTATACCTGGAAACTCTTTTTTAAGTTCTGGTATTGTAATAGCTTTTAATTCACCAACGTAGTATATATCTTCAAAGTTTGGATCTTCTGTGTAAGAATAAACCATATAAGCTGGATCTACGTAATCTACAGTAATACCTTCAGCTGTATTAAAATTAGTTTTAGCAGCTGCAATACCACAAACAGCTAAATCCATATTTAATCTACGCTTAGTTAAATCATATTTGTTTTGAGCAAGTACAGATGATATAGCTTCTTCTTCTGCTATTTCTACACTTTGCTTATATGATAATTGCATGTGTAACTCTAGTTCTTCCGGTGTTTCTGGAACAACTGTTGTACTAGGTGTTTGATATAAATCAATACCTAAAGTTTGTTTTAAGTTATCTAAATATTCTTGAGATAACATGTCTTCATAAATCTTTGAAGCGTACTCAGTTCTTTTCTTTATAGAACTAGGATCTTGAGCATAAGCTTTTATATCATAAGTTTTAGAAGATATACCGTTTACAACTATATCAACAAATTTAGATAATATAGGTACGGGTTTCCAGTCTAAGTTTAAATAAGATAAATCACCATTAATAGCTAGTTCATCTTTATATTTTTGTATTGACTGCTCACCTCTAGCATATAATCTTAACTGATGAAAATTATTCCAGTTAGTTAAGTATCTATTACCACTAGTCCTACCTTGTGAAAACCACTCCTGTTCAATAGCTTGAGCAACTTGCGTTCCATACTCTAAACTAGCTTTCTCTGCATCGCTCACTACTTGGCTTGGAAAAGGACTATTAGTATTACTATATATATTCATTTAACTTATAATTTTTGATGTCGATCCTTGATTATTATATTTTTTTATACCTAAATCAACAGGTTTTAATGTTCGTTTAACGTTTGGCGCGTATCTATGCTTATTACAAGCCATTAAAGCTAAACCTGAACTTATCGAAGCATCATGCGTTGTTCTGTTGTTTATATTAAATTTTGCCCAGTCTTCTAGTGTTCTTTGAAAATACATATCACCATATCCAGTTTCTTTTAAACCAACATAATGTTCTACATATGTTTCAATAGCAGCTGCGTGAGCTTGTTTTATATCTTCACTAGAATTAGGTATTCCACCTATCTCTCTTTCTGTTACAGATAATTTATTTCTTTTTTTATCAGGTCTATTCATTGCGTAACCTCTATAACCTCTACGTTTAAAATAGTAAAGTAATCTAGGTTTATTATTCTCTGCAAGTATTGGCATACCATAAAATACGCAAGCCATTAATACATCTTCAAAGAATATCTCTGCTGTTTGTGGTCTAGCTATATATTCTAAAAAAAAATGATTAGGTGGAGCGTTTTCCATACTAAACTTAGTTAAACCATGTAAAGATCCGTTTGATCCTCTTTTATCTACAGTTCCTGATATATCATAAGGGTCACAACCAAATGCACCCATATGTTCATTACCTGGGTAGTTTACTCCGTTTTTAATATACCTTCTGTTTTGAACTTGAACATCTGGTATCCAAGTAATTAAAAACCTACCTTGTTTATTTGGTATAAATATTACTTTAGTATCTTGTTCAGAGTTTTCCCACTGAAAACTACCTTTTGTAACACCTATACTATTTTTTAAATCTTCATTAAAATCTATTTGCTCATAAATCTTAGTTAGATTAAATAAAGATTGTTTTGACTCGTCTCTAAAAGCATGTTTAGTTGTACGAGGGAATTGTCTATAAAATTCGTTTAAACCATCTTGGTCATCTTTCAAACCTTCAACTTCGTTATTCCAATACTCTATTACACCTAGGTTTATTTTTCCCCCATCAGGTCCTGTAATGGGTTTTTTTGGTGTATCGAATACAGGTATGCCATAAGAATCAATGTATCCTTCGTAGTTCCATTCCATAGGTATGAACAAACTATATAATCCTGAGCGAGTCTGTCCATTGCTGTTTCTCTTAGTGACGTCTGAGTCATCGTATAATTTTTTAAAGTTTCTACCTCCTTTGTCTAATGCATTTGATGTTGATCCCATCATGCATTTACCAATAACTCTACTACCTAACCTGAGGGTGGTTTTCGTAACCCTCCAGTTGTTGAGGATGTTGTTCGGCTTCTCCCACTTCCCCGATTCATCATGTACGAGGAGTTTGAGTTTCTCCCCATCGTAGGAGTTGTCACCGGTGTTTTTCCAGTCGATGGTCGTGTCAAGTCCCTTGAGATCCTGTAAGGCTTCGTCGTCGGCCGCGGAGGTGAGCTTACGACGGGTGAACTTACTTGCGGGGACACGGTAGGCAAGTTCGGTCTTTGGACGGTCCATTCCGTCCTGGGTCGGTTTGAAAAAGAAGGGATAGTTAACTGATATGGGTACCACCTTATCGGTAAACATCTTCTTGGCATCAGGCCCAGACTTTGATAAAATGCCATATCGTGAGTCGCTGGATATAGTTGCCAGGTTAACCACCTCTCCTGATGCCATGAATGAAAACCCAGAACGCCTGTTCTTAAGGTAACACATTCCATAGGATCGTATATCTGCTTTACAAGCTTCCCAGAAAATAAAGAATAATCTATTTGACTCCCGAAAGTCTGGTGCCCCGACGTCAATCTTAGACCACTGCAAGTACATGTAGTGAGTACCAGTAAGGTAAGTAGGATTGTCTTTGTTATAAAACCAAAAACCTTCCTCCCTACGGGTAAACTCATTATCAATGTAGTCATACCATTTTTCTTTAAAGTCTTGTGGATATTGCTTCCAATCAAAAACCGTTTTTATTTTACTAAGTGATTTAGGATATTCAGTCTTACTCCATTTGTTGTCTTCAAACTTATGAATATTCTTAGCTTTTGGTAAAGCTATTTTAAGGTTTTGTATTTCATATATATCACCTATAGTACCATCTTTACTAATGACAACCATATCATGTTGTTCATTATAACCATACTTCCATTTTTTTAATCTATTATATTTCTTAATAGTTTTAGGAGTTATATAATCATCTAATATTGTATATAAATTCTGCGTGTACATTACTTAGATCTTCCTTCAGCAAAACCTTTAAAATTAGTTTGCTTTTTATTTTCTTTAGGTTTATCTTCTAACATATTCTTTTCTTCTTCAATACGGTTAAGTATTTCAAAAGCATCAAATATAGCTAGCTTTTTTGTAGCCGCAGCATTTTTTAACCTGTCTGCTGAGATGTCATCATCAGAATCTACAATAGGTTCTTTAGCAACCTTGATTAATTCCTTGACCGCTACTTGCCCAGCTTGGATTATATTTTTCTTCGTCTCCTTGGTGTTCATATTTAATTACAATATCATTAGATTTCATACAGTATAATCGCTCTTTATCTACTAAAAACTCCCACTCACCGTTAGGTGTATACCCAACTACATCTCCCTGGTGTATTTCTAGCGCTTCTAACGAGCTATTACCATATTTTAATATACCTTTAAGCTTTTGTTCTTTATCAGTTGTTAGAGAACTTTTGTCTTTTATAGGTTGAATAAAACAACGGTCACCAAAACTATGCCAACCATCATTATTATTATATAAATAGATTTGATCTAAACTAACAAAATATAAATCTTCTTTAAAAAAAGATCTACTTTGTTTTTTCTTACCTTTCATATCATAAAATGTTCTAAACACATTTTGATGTATAACTAAGGTGTCACCTTTTTTTATATTAGTTTTAAAAGCAGCTGGTGTTTCAATTACTTCTGCTAATCTATTTACAAACTTCCAAGATTCAATCTTAGTATTAACTACAAGTTTTTTACCATCAACTTGTATTTCGTTATTGTATTTATCACCAACTGGTTTTACAATAAAGTCATATAAGCTTTTCATTAATACTCTAAATCGTATTCAACAGATATTGACATGTTAGAATTAAATTTCTTCCACGGTAATACCTCGTCGTTTTTCTTTATATAAATGTTATAAGAACTATCAGAAGTTTCAAACAGTATATGCGATATTTCATGACCGCCATACACTTGCTGACCAACAGCATAGTGCATAGCGTCATTTTTATAATCAGATCCAATACTGATCTTTCTTATGTTATGCATCTTCTTTTTCCTCTATTTCTTCATATGTACCGTCAGATAAATTGATATTAACTTTACCGTACTCTTCTTCTAGTTCTGATTTTGTTTTTTCAATTTCTTCACTAATATCTTTAACTTGTTGAGCTAAATTTTGTTTTTGTACTTCTAAAACACCGATATTACTTAGAACATTGTTTAATTGTTGTTGTTGCTCAGTTACTTTTTTTAACTGATGATCTGTTATTTTTTTAACTTCCATTTTGTTTTAATTTAATTTAATTACTATATATTTAAATAGTTACACTATTTTTAAATGTTTTACTCTTCTTCTTCTTCTGGTGGTGTAGGTTCAACTTCAGCAGTAATCGGCCAACCTAAAAATCCATGAGCTGGAGCAGTTGGGTAAACTTCATTAGTACCAAAATCTAAAGTATCGCTACTCATAATATCATAACACCAACCTGGGTAATATACAGGTGGAGTTATTTCATGCCCATCTGGTCCATATGTTCCAGGTGTCTGCACTACTTTACCAATGTTAACCACCGCTTGTGTACCGTTGGTATACACCATTTGTGTAACACCTTCTTCTGTTACTTCAGCCCATACACCTGCCGCTACTAATGCTGCTTTACCTACAGCTTCGTCTGCAAAGTTTGTTTTATAAATTTTTAAA